GTATTGCTTAATTTTAGCATTGGCATTTTTTACTAAGTTATTGTTTAATTTCAACTTCGGAGTGATAGGCATTTTAGCTGGAACTATAGCAACGTTACTATTATTCTTTAAGCTACCAATAGTACCGTCTAGTGGCGTTGCATTATCAGTACTTGCCCCGTCAGGATCTATATACTGATGAACTACGATCCCTGCTGCTTTATTAGTTAATTCTTTTCCTAATTCCGAATTAGGATCCACAGTGTACGTGATACCATTGGGGTTCGCTCTAAATTTGTATAATCCATCTGGGCCTGGTCTTAGTGGTTCACTGAATAATAAATCACCCCAATAATAGCCCTTACTTCTGTCAGATTTTTCTAGTCCAGGCCATATTTGTGCTATCAGTTGGTGCAACTGAGACCTATCTACTCCCCGATCTTGGTCATATTTAACAAACTGCTCAGGACTAAAAACTTGTCGTCCAGTGCCATCTTTCTTGTTAAACATGTGTTTATCCATGATACTAAACTGACCTTGACTGTTACGTCCAAATATCAGAGCAGGATAACCATCCCATTTAATAGTAACTTTGGTAGGATTGGCTACTGTGTCTTGTGTAGCCTGTACTGCTCGTTGTGCCCCCTGACTTCCTCCCAAAAATATTAAATCTTCAGGATGGTCTAAGTGACCCTTATCTTCCAAAATGACAATAGGTCTTTCTTTGTAAGAAATTAAATCACGCAAAGCGCCCAATGATTCAGCAAGATTCATTTTCTTCTCTTTCTTGATTCGCTTACGGGTGCGGGAGGTGCTGCAGGAGTAGCTGGTTTACTGCCGCCCCCCGGTAATCCTTGCAAGGATTGTCCTGCTCCGATTTTTTTGACTATTTCAGCATGTAGGGCAGGATCAATTCCCTTCAATTTTGCTAGTAAACTTTGAAGTGAATTTACAATTGAATCTGTGCTAGTGCCGGTTTTTGCTGGCGCTGCTGCTGCGGCAGTTCCTGCACCACCTGCTCCTGCACCACCTGCTCCTGCACCACCTGCTCCTGCACCACCTGCTCCTGCAGGAGCCTCATCGCCACCGTAACCAGGAGCTTGTGATGTAGCAAACAATGCGTTTGCAAGCTTTAACATAGACTGTTTAAAAGGTTCTAAATTCTTTGGATCATAGCTATCACCTGCAGCCTTTATTAAATTCTGAGTAGTTGTATCTGTTATAGGAATACCTCTTAGGTACGTGGGCAAGAAACGCTTTAACCATTGTTCTACTGACTCGGCTTCAGTTAGCATACTTTCAAAAATCATGTTAAGTTTGTAGTACTTGGTTTCTGCTATAATGTATTTGCCGTTTTTCTTATTTTCTTTAAGAAGTGTTAGACCCAAATCTTTAAAGGTAAAGCCAATAGATTCAAGTAATTTGTTGATCCAATATACTTGCCATGCTTCCATCATTTGTCCAGCTTTTAATCTATTAATTGCTGAGTTTGAGAAGTTAGGATCTGCAATGCCTCGTTTAATGATTTGTTGTGCTGTGGCTACTGCGTTTTGCCATTCAGGATAATCTTTGCGGTCAGCCATGAAATTTACTAATTCCTTAGCCAAAGCCATTTTTTTAACTTTGTTTGGTTCTGCGTTCAGTGTTTGTGCTAAACCACGAACGTAGTTATTGATATTCTGAGATGTTTGTCTTTGTGCTTGCCCCGGAGCCTTTGCATTTCCTGGTGCAACTTTCGGAGATGCAGGTGCTGCTGGTTCCGTTTTGGGTGGTTCAGCTGGGCTAGCATCTGCGGGTTCGGCGGTTGTTGACGATTTTATACTAGGATCAACACGGCCGGCAGCGATTTCACTTTGCAAAGATTTAAAAGCAGCACTGAAAAGGCTGTTTATAAAACGTTCTTTATGTGCTTTGTCTGCGACTGATAGTTCCCCTTCTCCTCGGTCTCCGCCGGGTAGAAATCTATTAGCAAACTGCTTTAATGCAGCAGCCCCGTGTGTTCCGAACATTCTAGCAGTTCTACCCACTTCATCGATTTGTTGACCTTCTTTAAACTCATTCAGCCTCATGATTTTTCCTTATACTCTTTGCAAATTTTGCTTGATCACGACCCTTGATTGCGTTCAGTAATTTTCTTTCTAATATCTCGGATGTACTTTTGTCATAATGTTTTCCGATTAATTCCAATAAATTTATAGCACTGGTAATGATATTATGAGCCCTACTTTCAATAATGTGGTTCATGTCACGATTATTGCCAATAGCTTCTAATTCTTCCAAAAGGGAACGTGTTTTCTTTTGCATAATACGTATTTATTCTTGTTTTGGTTATTTACTTCTTTAGTGAATTAAGCAATGCTTTGAGTTTTGTACTCTGCGGGTCAGCCGTAACTTTCTTATTTATAGGTTGAATTTCTCCTGTAATTGGATCCGTATTTTCTGTGATTGAAGATTGCGTTTTCAGTTTATTCATAATGTCACTGGGACTAGGCTGAGGATTCTGTGGCCTATAACTCTGTCCTTCTCCATCTGATCCATCTGGATTAGGATCAGTAATCCTAAGTGTTTCTACATTGAATTCTAGCTCAATCTTTTGTCCTACTCCCGAACTACTACGGGTTTTCATAAGTTGCAATTGATATTGACCGCGCTCCCTCATAGACCTAGATGTGAAAATACCGAAAACGTTATCTGCTGTGTTGATTTTACTGATACCACCTGAAATATGACTGTGATCAAATTCAATTTCTTCAACTGCACTACGATTCAACTGACTAGCAGTTACAAATAGTACGTTTAATTCTTTAGCCAAGTTACGCAATTCTTCTGATACATACTTGTCCTTAACAAACAAGTCTGATGGACTGACCTTTGCGCTGACGGGCATAAGAAGATCCAAATAATCAACGCATAAGAAATCAATCTTTATACCTGTTTGAATTTGAAGTTCCTTACAATATGCTCTTAAGTCATTTACAGTGCTTTGAGCAGGCATATATTTTATACGTAATTTACCTGCTTTCTTGGCTAACATTTTGACTTTCATTTCAATATTATCGATATCTTTAAAAATATCTCGGCTACTAGTATCTGTCATCATGCTATCAATACGCATAGAACACAAGCCTTCACTAAGTTCTAATGTGATGTACGCTCCATTCAATCCTGCTTGTGCCCAATTAACGGCTAAGTTCTGCATAAACAGACTTTTACCCGATCCTGACCCACCTGCAAAAATTTGCAACTCTCCTCTATTAAACCCACCATATAGTTTCCTATCCATAGTAGGCCATCCAGTACTATTTTGTCCGTTATTAGATTTAAGTGCCATGAGTCTGGCTCTAGGATCAGCAAAATAATCTGTACCCATATCTTTTTGTAGGCTGATTTGTACGGCATCTTTGATTAATTTTTCAACAGGACCGTAGTCTCCCTTTTCTAACAAATCAGCAGACTTTAAAATAGCACGTTCTAATTCTTGTCTTTTAGTAAACTGTTCGAATTCTTCTAAAAACCAATCATTGTGTCCCTCATCTAACTCTTGCACTAATTCTACTTCTACTCCGGTCACTGCCTTTATTTGTGTTGGCTCCGGCATCAAATTATATTTTTTAGAATGGTCTACCATAAATTCAGCTACCGGTTTCAATTTCTTTTCAAAATTAGAAGGGTTCATGATATTCATGACCCTAGTATATAATTCTGAATTTGTAACCATCATCCTAAGAAACAAAATCTGTATGTCTGAGTTATATTCTTTTATCAAGTTTTTTCCTTTGCATTTCTATCTTTATTTTACTGTTTGTGGCATTTTGTAAAATACTAAGTAATGTCATCAATTTTCCATATTTTACAACCGCATCATTTACATCTTTTACATCATCATCCCAATCGGGTATACTAACACTATATCCTAATTCTAATGCTCGATCACAGGTTAACAATCCTGTTTTGTCATGATCGGGAACAAAAATAATTTTCTTGTTTAGCCTAGATAACAGTTCTGCTTGATCATCATTAATAGTGTTATGTGTCAGGGCACACCCGTTGATACACAACGCATCAAAAATACCTTCGACCAAAATACATATTTCCCATTCTGGTCTTTGAAAATCAACACCAAAAACATATCCCGGTTGTTGTTCATTAATATACTTTGGTGTCTTATTATCTAAGAATCTACTAGTATGTCCTACAATTTTATTTTGATAAGTATACGGTATAACGATTCTATTACCTTGTCTACCCTTATCACCAGGAGTAATCATGAAGGGATAGTCACTAACATTTATGCCCCTAGCTTGCACATAATCAACGTACACTTTATGCTCAGGGTTGTTTATATCTAGTATTTCTCCCAATGGTAGTTCTTGCTCTTTAAACTTTATCTTTTTCTTTTGTTTTTTTATTTGAATCAAAGATAACAAATCTTTGTGCTGTAAACTTTCTAAATTCCATTTACTTATTTGGGTATCGTCTATACCACACCATTTCAATAGCAGTTTAGTGTTTGTAGTTAAAGCTTTTCCTAAAGTAAACCCACATTTAAATCCGCAATTGAAACATGCATATGTCCAATTAGTATCGTCTTTTTTGACCCCGCCCCTACCGCGCTTATCCCTGTTATGTCCGCGATTATGGCAGCAGGTAGCATTGAAACTATACCACCCACTTTGTGTAAGTTTTTTTCTACCTGGAATAATAGATAGGATATCGAACATACTACAATTTTATCATAGTATGTATCTTAAAGCAATGCAGTCGGTATATTACCTTGCTAGTATGTTAGTGACAGCACCAGTGTTACTAGTAAATACCATCCTTACATACGGATGGTATCCATAAACTGTATATCCTTGTGTGGTGCTGTTGTTAGAATATTCAGTAGATGTGTAAATTGGGTACCAATCCGCATTTACTACAGTGGAACCTTCAATTCCCACAAAACCATTATACTCCTCAAACGATGTCTGTAATGTCAATATAGGATTATCTTCGGTATTAATCACGCTGCTATAGTATACATTTGCGTTTGGTAAGACATTAGATATACTGTTATTTGGATCTAAGTTAGGGAAAGGTTGTCCAGTAGGTATAGATATATGCGCTGAAGGGATAAAAGCAGGTAATACAGAGTTTACAATATTCATATCTCCACGTGCGCCTGCGTTTTGATCTACAAAAACTGGAAATCCAAATTCCCCAACTGGAATTTCTAATGAATAGTGAGCCGCTTGTGCATCTATATCTTCAATATCCGCTGCATTGACCGTTAATACTGCTAGCCCATTTAGTGCGTAGGTGGGGGTCAGCGCCTTACGTAATAATACTTCACTCCCATCATAGCTTATGATTCTGCATGTAATTTCTTTGCCCGTAATATCTACAGGCTTTTGTTCTTGGTTAAGAAACTGAAATTGTATCTGATTGTCAACACCCTTATGGAGTGTCAAGGGTTTGGCGTAAACTGGCATATATCTCCTCGCTGAGTTACCAAATAACAAAACAACGATTTGTCTTTGGGTATAAATAAAAACTGGGGTTGAGTACACAATGTAATCCTTTAACGTATTTAGTACCGAAAATATTAAATTATTAAGTTTGGATTACCACGATTAAATATATGATTATTTTACGCTAATTACATGATACAAAATGAGTTTTTCAGAAAACTTAGTGACAATCATCCGTTTATAACAGTATGTTCCTACGCTAATCAAGACTACGTAGGGATAATTCAAAATAGGGATGATAACGTTACTACCATTTATGACTACGGGGCCATTATCGAATCAGATGCTAAAACAAAATTTTTAGAACTCGGTGACGTATGGTGGTGGGAGAGTAACAGATTGATTCCTATAAATTTATTTTTAAAAGAGGAATGGGCTCCTTTTAGACCCTATCTAAAAACATTTGCTAATAAAAGTCTCACAATACTACACGGTCCAGTTACTAGCATGAATGAGCTTCATAAGCGTAGGTCTAAAAGACGTAGTATAACTCTAGTTAAACGATTACCGTAACTTCTTCTAACAGGTTCATATGAACTATAACTAATTGGGCATAAGCAATCGCATGTGACTTTTTAAATGTATATCCTGTACTATCTTTATCCCACACTGTTTTTGATATTTCTTTCCAAGTTTTCCCCAATAAATGCTTTTTGCCCGGTCGTATGATAGCCAAGAACATAGCTAGTCTAGTAATACTATCTATTGATTCAGGCATATTACGCAAAGTAGCATATTGATTGTTAAGATGAATAAGCTTTTCTACAAAATCTTTGTTTCTTAGGTTTGACCAATTTGGTTCACGCATCAACTCAATTAAATGTTCCTCATCACGTACTTGGTTGTATACATGTACGTTTAGAAAGTCTAATTTTAAATAGCCCCGTTGTTCAGCTTCTGTATAATCTATAGAAGCCATATCATTTACGGGATCATAGGGTATTTCAGTGACATGCACACCTGTAGCATGTTTTCGTGTTGGTTGTACCTTTAACATTGCAGAAGGAATATGGTCTATCAGTGATAAAATTTTTTCTCTATCACCAAAATCTATATCAATATCGCTATTAAATTTCATGTGATTTGACAACTAATTCAGGATCATGCTGAGGAGGAACATTAGACACAACTTCTTCATTTTTTAGTTTTTCTAATCTAGCAGTACGTGCCCTGAGTTCACTAGAACTATAATCATGTTGACGTTTATGATAGTGTAGTTCAATACCATTCTGAATGCAATACTGTTTACCTGTAAAATCACGATTTAGGTATTCTTCACTTAGAAAACGAATATGAATAGTCTGTGTCATAAGCAATTGCAACAAATCATATTCTGTTGAGTACACTAATATCTCGTCCACATATTTACATGCTTGTAATTGCACATACCGTTCATAAACACTTTGAATTGGTTTATTTTTTACTCCGGGTCTGTCAACTGTAGGATCGACCTGTAGTGCTACAATCAAGTAATCACATAATTGTTTTTCCATTTTAAGCATTGTTACATGACCGGCATGAAAGAGATCAAAACTACTGCAATTAAATCCTATCTTCATTTACTGTCCTTTTCGCTTAGTATAATTTCTATGTCACCGGGCCAATCAATACCATAATCAGTGTAATTGAAGTTTTCTTCTTGATCTTTATTATAAGGGGCATCTACTATGTATTGAACTTTTGCAGTTTCAGACAAAACTAGGTACCCGTGTGCATAATATGGTGGAATGAGTATAGCATTAGAACCATCCAGTTCAACTGCTACCCACTGCTTAGTGTCAACGTTTAACGCAACATCAAATACGGTTCCAATTACCGCGGTTACAAACTTTGTTTGATCTTGACGATGCATACCACGAAGCACACCTTTTCTAGATGTAGCTAGATTCAACTGCCTAAATGTGCCTCGCATAGGCTCATCTTCACTGATTTTCCACAATTCACAAAAATCACCTCTGTGATCAACGTGTTTTTTGTGTTCTATAAATCTTACGCCTGGTAGCATTTCTCCGTAAATCTTCATGTCACTAATCCTACCTTGATTAATTTCTTGTAGGCGTCCTGTACTACGATAGCCTGATGTTCAGCATCTTCTACCGCTTTGTGTGTAGTCTTACTACCATATTTTTTATCCTTAAGACTAACACCTGTAATATCGTAAATAGTTCTAGTGTCACGAACTGTATAGTATGGCCATGGGATAGGATTAGGATAATCAGTTAGTGTTTGTCTAAATCCGCTCTCACAGGCTACTACGTCAAAGCTAGCACCATTGCTCCAAACAGCACGACGGTTCCAACAAAACTTATAAAGGACCTCCATGCACTCTCTAAATGATGTGCGTCCCCTATCTCCCAGTGCTTCTTCAAGTGCATCAGGGCTCTGTGTAGACCACCATCGTAAGGTATCTTCATTGATAATCCTATTATGTATTTCTGTTTGATCTTCAATCGTAGGTCTTAGTTCTAATCGTTCTACGATACCTGTTCCCTTTGGATCGAATCTTACTGCACCAATTGTAAGTATTACACAATTTGGACTTGTATCTAATGTTTCCAAGTCTATCATTATATCATTTGCCATTTAAATACTCCATTGCTCTTTTACATCTGTCTGCATCATCGCCTAAGTTGCCTAATCCTAAATTGCACTTGTGGCACAACCAACCACGAAATTCTTCAGTTTCATGATCGTGATCAGCGACCCATACAGATTTTTTGTTCTTACCATAAGTTACTAATTCATCTGCTGTACGCAAGCATATAGGACATTTATGATCTTCAGGTATAGTTGGTGCAGACTTTTTAATCTTTGCAACTAACTTACCCTGTTTCTTAGCACAGGGTCTACATTCATAACGTAGATATCCTTTGCTACCTTCTTTGGCAAAGTTCCAAATAGGAACCTGCTGTTTACACATAGAACAGAATTTAGTTTCTTCTTCTACACCGTCAAAAAAAGTTGATAAAGTATTCAAGTATTGCTATTCCAAATGTTATCTAAGGTTTTTACATCATCTATTATACTACTATTCAGATAATTAAACAATAGTGCTTGCCGTGGATTATTCTGTGGATTGGGCATACTACTATGCAACACTCTACAGTTATAAAACAACACACTACCTTTCGGTAATTTAGTTTGGACATAATTTTTCATGTACCAAGAATTGTAAAAACCTTGATAACACAAATTGATGTTAAAATCTAGTAATTGACTTTTCGGAACAACACCCGTAACACCATTGTTCTCATCTAAATCATAAAGTGAACAGATAGCTTGAACGCCTAATAATCGTTTATCATAGTTGTACTTTTTAAATCTATGCGGCGTATCAACGTGTGGATTAACCCATTTACTGTTAGGATTTATAGTGACGATATCGCTAGCATACCATTCAGGATCAGATAAGTATTCACCCACTTTATGTATAAGAATGTCGTTGATATGTTTGACTTCAGGCCAATCCATAACCATTTGACTCCACCACACTGCAATGTCGGGTAGATTTTTTATCTCATCTCTTTCAGCATACTTTTTGCTTGTGCTAGATGCACGTACTGGATACAGTGTGTTAAGTTTTAAATTGATACTGTCAATGATATTCTCTGGTATCAACTTTTCTAGGATAATAAATCCCGATCCTTCTGTTAATTCTGTTTTAATCAATTTTGCCATAATTCATACATTACTAATAATTTAGATGACCATACTGAAATTACTACCTTGTTACCAATACCTTCATAGTCCCAACCATCACCGCGATTTCCAAAATTTCTTCTGCACCATTTAATAACCTTTATGGGATCATCTTTGCAATGAAATTGACGTTTATTCATGTCAGACGGATTTATAGGTGTATAGTCAATAAATTCGATATACGGTATTAGTTCTTCAATTGTTCCCATACGTACCTCTTTTCTAAAATTGTTTTAAATACATCTGCTTCATTTTCTTGTTTGAATACTGCACCGGATATTTCGTAAACATCCTGAACATAATCTGAATAAAGCTTCTTGATATCCTGATCAAAAAACGATGCCGTTACCCACAACACATCATAATTTGATCCTGCAAGTTTTATCAGCAATCCAACCTCATCCCTACATTTAACTTCATTGAATATGATAGATAATAGTTCTGATTTATTAATGACTGGTTGCATTGGTCCATTTAATTGCCATTCAATTACATAGTTATTACGGATTTTTACTTTAGTTAGCAATTTACGACCACCTTAATATAAACCAAGAAAATTCATTTTGATATCTGAAACGAAACTCGCTATGGTCTTTAAAGTAAATCCATCTACAATGACGTTCAGGATTAGATGTGTTTTCGTATAACCAAATGACCATATTTTCATGTGTTTTATGATTTTTTCTATCTATAGAAATAGTATACCAATTAGGGTTGGTATTTTCCCAACCCCTTTCACTATCAAAATAGTTACTTGCGTATGCCATTAAAAAGATTTAATCATAGACAATCCAAAAGCTACATCATCAACACTACTTTGTCCTCGATAGTTTTGCCTCTTTTCTAAGAACAACATCGACTTGATATCTCTAGTGTTTTCAAATTTATGATACAGTCCCATTCTTAATTCTTTAACATTTGCAGATAGATTAACCTTTGAATTTTGTATGACATTAAACTCATTATCTAATCCTATCGGAGCCACTACATCAGCCATAGCTTTATAAACCGTTACAGGAGAGTATAACATCAAACCCAGTGTATGATTACCTAAAGAACGTTCTGCTCCTAAAGTCCAACTTTGGCTTAATACATTTCCGATGGATGTAATGTTTTCGCTGCTAGACTTAGTAAAAGTAATACCTGTGTTGTACGACATATACAACTTGGAAGTGTCAATAGTCTTATTTACATGTAAAGATGTATAGTATGTATTACCAGACTTGTTGTTGCCATCACCAACAAAGCTACCTACACTATTTCCTAACCAAGTTGTTTTCTCAGAAAATGATCCAGTAGATACAGTAACTTGAACATCATTATATTTTTTAGAATAGCTAACATCAAACATTCCTAAAGAATCATCATTGACATTTTTATAAACATTTACGTTCATGTTGTTATGTAATGTAGCACTAAACTTATTAGTATAATTATTGAACAACACATATGGATTTTTATTATCGTATACCATGAGTGCTTGTGCTAAGTTAAATTCTCTTGGTGGCACTCTTGCAGTCAATATCTCCCCGGGGGTGTAAAAATCTCTTTCGAAAGAATCAACAACCATGAGTTTTGTAAGTCCACCTGTACTTGCACTACCGCCTGTATATACTAGTGGTTTTACTGCTGATAAACTAGGTCCAGCCAATCTTCCTGTTGTGGGAATCCCCAAATTACCCACTGGGCGTGTCGCTTTTTCTAAATCTAACAGACCCTGACCATGCACATATAAGTTGTAGTTGGGTATATTTTTATTTGCTGTTACTAATAGAAGTTTAGCAACATTTGAACCCTTCATCTGCGGCCACATTTGATGTATAATTGCGGCTGCACCAGAAATAACAGGTGCTGACATAGAAGTCCCTGTCATTGTAGCAAGCCCTGTAGGTTGCAAGGAAGCGTCATATTTTTGTGGTATTCCCGCAGTCTTAGGAACGGTACTTAAAATGTTTGTTCCCGGGGCCATCAAGTAAAATTCCCAAGTTTTATATTTGTCAGCACAATACTGAGTATTCATAACACCCTTAACTGTAGTTTGGCACAAGTGTGCGGCACCGTTACTAGTATTATTAATAGTATTAGTTGCTGGATTATAATTTCCAGCAATTAGTATTCTACCCCCAAATACAAGCGACCCTTTAGTATCGGTCAATGTTGCTAATCCTGCCATGCCTTGAGACCATTTAGTACCATCATTACCTGCCGATATGACAATGACGGATTCACCCTGAAGTGCTTGTGCCCAAGAAGAAGCATTAAACAAACTACTAATAGGTAAACTTCCGGTATTAGTGAATTTTGTTTGATACACTCCATTGGACATTGACTTAGCAGACAAGTAGCTCTGAGAAAGAGTCCAACCCAAACTCATATTGATTACGTCTACACCGGTAGAATTGATCCAACTAGCGGCTGTTAGCAAATTATTAGTTCCCACCATACCATTATCAGTAACCTTACCTATAACTAATTTAGCATCGTAGGCTACTCCATGTATTCCTATACCATCCCTAGCAGCAGCGGCTATTCCTGCTACATGAGTTCCGTGACCAATTCTATCTATAGGCGTTCCACTTCCAGTAAAATCTCTAATTAATAGAATCTTGTCTTTGAATTGGTTACTACTAGTATCGATTCCACTATCAAGAATTCCAATAACACTATCTCTACCTGTATATCCACGAGCATATGCTGAACTAGCATTGATAGATTTAAGTGCGTTACTTAAATTATATTCTGTAGTTTGAAATTGTGTTTGAGAGAATACATTACTACCTACTAACAACAGTAATGCAGAAACTACTATTTTTGATTTCATTACGACTCCTAATAACCTGCAGTTAATAACATTTTTCTAACTTCTTTTACATCATCGATATTTTTGATAAGTTTCAATGCCCATTGTTCAGGGTTAATGTAATCCATGATCATCTTTTCTTGTGTTTCATTCAACTTTTCAAGAAATTCTCTGCCGCTTTCGCTATGATAAAGCATCCATGGACTGATCTTACCTTTAGTTATTTCATAACATATGCGGTTGGTATTACCATATCGTAAAACATCTTTTGTGAATATCTTTTCGTTTTCTGCTAGTTGAATAGTAGTCTCTATACTTCTAGCCACTGCATCTAGTGCATTTTCAGTACGCAGATATTCTATCAAAAATTTAGTATAGTTTGTATCCGTATTCCAAGTATCTATTTTGATTTGGTTCTTAACTAACCAGTCAGCATATCTTGGAACATTGATGACATTGGCATCTATACAATATAAACCAAATTTTACAAAGGCACCATAGTACGCTGACTTAATAAATTCTTCGTAAGTTTTAGTTTTCTTACTCGCAGAGTTTTTCCTGTAAAACTGCACCCATGCTTGAAATCCAATTCGGTTACATGGTCTGTCTTTTTCTAACCAACGATGTTTGTATTCACAAATATGCTTTAGTATTGTTGACTCACGAAGGAACGTGCGTCCGCAAAACTCACAGCCAAATTTAGACTTATCCGTTTCCTCTGTCTTTTTCATATTGTTCAATATCGTTATCGGTAACTAATTCATTCAATACTTCAAGGTCAGAAATTTTCATGTTTGGATATATCTGACCTAAATGAACTTTTCTTTTTTGTTGGCTAACATAAACCTTAGATAACTCATCAATATCTTTGGGATCAGCATTACTATAAATTTTACTATAGTATTCTTTTATTTCTTTCTGTGTGGCTGTCTCTTTGTATTTGCCTACTTTGTCTCTGATGTGAGGTATCCATTGATGAAATTGTTTACCTAGTCCTGGACTAGCACTGCATAACATTAGCCATTGTAATTTAGGATGCTTCTGTACGAATTCTGCAAATAAATGTTTGTTAGCATATTCATTGGTACTCATTACATAATACCTTGATACACCTTCACTTCCTTTGATGGCACTCATCCAATGAGTTAACATGAAGGGCACTACCTTTTTCTTTTGTTCTTCGGTAAGCCTGTCATAATACGCATAATCTTTTTTGTCTATAGCAGCAAGGATTTCGAAAAGGTCAACCTCTACCTTTTCGAATTTTTCGTCTTTTTCAAGTTTTGGTTTTCGTGTCGCCATCAGAATACTTGATTATAATCTACTAACTCACAGTTTCTACTAATCTCTTTAACAAAGTAAACACATCTGGGTTTTTCAGTATCATCAATTGGCACACATAAAAATTGTCCGTTTTTCAATCTAGGTGCATACCAAGTAACATCATGGTATATATCTACTATTTCAATAGGCAAAAAGTCAGGACGAAATCCTGACAGTGGATTGAATTCAAAAGCACTGAAACCTCTATCATTGATGCTAGTAAGTGGCAGTGTTTCTAAATCTCCGTGTTCTTTTTCTCCTATTAGTATCTGCCAATCTACCGGCATCTTTACGGTAGTATCTCCGATGCGTAAAACTAATGCAGGTGAACTAAAGGATTCTAAAAAGATTAATGGAATATAATGATAATCTACATTAGATGGATTGCTATTGTCAAGTATGGCAAATCGTAGGTCATCTATCTCTTCCGGGAGTGTTTCTAAGTTGAAAAATTTGTTGTCTAACGTTAATATTCGCATGTTATCATTATATACTAGTAGTTTAATTTTTCCAAGTCAAATGGATAGTTTGCTTCTTTGTAGAAGCTTTTTCGTTGTGTCAAATGACGTTTAGCAAATTTACAACTGCTGGTTATGTCCCAGATTTGGACGAAGTCCTTGTCCTCAGCTTTTCGGATGCCTCGCCCAATACTTTGTATAACTCTAATAAAGCTTTTTCCGGGTTCCAAAAGAACCAAATTAAAAATACGAGGAATATTAATACCCACACTGGCCACACCATAAGTCGCCACAATAATCTTGTTATCTGAAACCGCAATCTCATCATATTCTTCCTTACGCTCGGTTAATTTTGTCTCACCGCTGACAAACACTGCATTGGGTAGACGCTGTATTAATTCCTTTCCTGCGTTCACCCTATCAACCAAGATTAGAGTATTACCAGATTCTTTTATTTTCGAAATTAAGGAGCTAATAGTATCTAGTCTTTTTTCATCTTCAAGTAAATATTTCAATTCACTTTGATAGTTTGTAAATTCAACCTTATCTTGTAATTGTATGATATTCACGTGACATTGTGCAAGTACTCCCTTGCCCTGAAGCTCACTAGCACTGAGTTTTCCTATCACGTTGCCTAGTGACACGAACAACGCTTGTGCCTCGTATTTGGCTTTAGGTATAGTTCCTGTAAGACCCCATCGGATAGGAACATGACTAAAGACTCCAGTTAGTAATGTCTTTAAGGCATCAGCTTTAGCCATGTGAACTTCATCCACCATGATGCATATTACATCTTCAATAAATTCTTGTATTGAAAACTCTGCATCACCTGATTGTGTGTCTTTAAGTAAGTTATTTAAACTTTGCCATGTACATATCGTGTGTTTCTTGCCCCACTCTTTTCTTTCACCGAAATAAACACCTACGTCTAAACCTACATTTTTGTAATCTTCTTCAGTCTGTGTGACAAGACTTTTGTTTGGAACAATGACAATGCTTCTTCCATACTTTTCTACGCTATGGCTTAATGCAGCCGTAGTAATTGTTTTACCTGCACCAGTAGCTACCTCTTGTATCGACTGAGGATTTTCTAAAAATCGATTGATAACTTCAACTTGGTAATCCCGAAGAACAATAGGTTCCCCTACTTTAGGGTGACCTTTGGGCCATGTATAGTTAGAAAACGTATCCTCAGACACTTGCCCGAATTGAAAAGTAGTCTTGTATGTACGTTGATCGTCCAAATCAATGTCGTAACCTGCTTGATCAAGCAACGGCAATATTTCAGGTAGCAGGTTAATGAATGTTGTTCCACCTAAACTAAAGTAACTAACCTTTCCATTCCACCTACCCAACCTCACCGAAGGACTATATCTGGCGCCTGGCTTCTCGTACTCAAACATTTTCATCAATGTTTTTCTGTCCCCGAGTTCCAAACCTTCAATCTTTACATTCACTTCATCTTTAATGATCAGTCTACATTGTTTCATTTATAATCTTTCTATGGGAGACGAATTTTTCAATAGCACTACTTTCATATAATTTCCTTTAGACACTAAAGGAGAATCAGATGAATGTAAAAGAGTTCTTGTTACAATCAAAACAGTATTTTCGCAATCTTCTGTGACCATACTATTGGTGAAAGAATGTGTTTTGATCTTTATATTTGCATTCTGCAATTTTTCACGCACATGGATTACACCCGGGCCATGTATTAAAACCTGATCGCAACCAATATTAGTTAGATACTCTATAAAAGTTGAAATCTCTTTAACGTCTGCTTCTGCAATATATTTAGAACAAAATTGTAGCAAGGAGTTGTTATCAATAATTCTAGGATCTATGTCTACTCCAAACCATGCAAGCATAGATAAACACCTAGGATCGGCCGATAATGTAATATCTTTGATAGCTACATCTATATATTGGTTTGTAGCAGCAATCAAATAATAATCGTTAATCTTTACTAGAGTAGGATTCCAGTAACCATTATTGTACTTTTTAAATTCTGCTATCTTAGCAGAAGTAGCTTCACAATAATTTACTTTAGGATAAAATTCATGTGCTAGATTCAACAAAAACTTTAATGCATTCGCCGAATAAGGTGATCTGTAAACCTTTTCTTCTTTGTTCCATTTAAAAGAATTGGTTTCTATTTTAGCAAACTTATTTAGAAATTTTTTATTGAACGGGCTACGAAACAGGATAGTACTTTCATCAATAGATATATGAGCCTCAGTAAATTGAGGATCGCTAGAAATAATTTTGGTTTCCCATGTTATTGTAGATAGTTTAGTAGTTGTTATGCCGTGTTTCAAAAGTTGTCTACTATATTTCTTTACTAGTTTTTCGAACAACTCAGTTTGGTTAGTAGTTAATGTTTTATTTTGATTTGTTATGGTCATTAAGTTTTGTAAAAACTTAAGATCATACCGGCTCAACCTCATCATGCCGCATTGCATGAAATAAACTAAATGCTCTTTGGTCGTGATTGGTATCATAGTAATAGTATATACTACCTCAACACATAATAGCAAACATAAAGGAAAGAGGGGACCGAAGTCCCCTCTTGTTTCGGGTTAAGTCAGTTGCCCGTCTTAAGCAAAAACTTGTTAGAAATTGCCTTGAAGGACACTAGACCATTATGCTTGAACACCAATCCTTCACGTTCAAAGCCTTCGTTAAGCTTGCTCTTGGCTTCTGCAAACTTCAGAATGTGCTCCACAGATTGGATACCCAGCGTATCGTAAAACTCAGCACTGTACGCAATCACAGGAACATGCTTCAGTCCATTGCGTTCAACAAATGCGATACGTTCAGCAGGGCTGAGGTATCGTTGTTCGTTGATATTGAACACATCATAGACATAAAAATCCTGACCCCTGATCTTATACGGGTTGCCTTGAATGCCTTCACCAATCAGTTCACCTTGCACTGCAAAGTTGCCCTCACGGATCAGAACATCCTCAAGATTATAGCGACGGGCTTGTGCCCACAAACTATTACCTTCAGTTTCCTTCAGTGCCCAGTTGCGAGAGCAGACACCAAACTTGCCATCCTTGAAGTAGACGGTCATGCTAGACCCGTCAAGCTTTTCAGTGATTTCCCAACGCATGTCAGTAGCTTGCCAAGCCTTGAATTCTTCAGTCAAGTTTTGGATACGTTCCTGATCAGTCTTGGGAACAAAGCTAGGGAAAGGACCCTCAACATCGCCTGCAAGTTGAGCAGGAATAGGTGCTTCCCACTTTTGGATGCCAAGAAACTCAGTGAGGTCATCACCTTCGCCCTTGAGCGGAGTCTGTCCTACAGTCGGAAGCAACAGACCTTGTGATACTTGACCACGCAACTTTACGGTACGCAGGCGTTCGCCCTTTACACCGTTAAACTCACGCGGCTCATTGCCCTTGCTCAAAAACGGAGCGAGGTCATGTGGGATCCAACTGTCAATTTCGCAATAGATAGCAAGATCACCTGCCTTATATTCACCTCGCTTGACAACAACAGTCCATCCACCGACGACAGCGGCTTCAATAGCATCGGCTCCTTCAATAGGGCGAATCTCATTAATCTTACGAATAGTTGCTAACTTACGCATATCAATTCCAATAGAAAAGGGGACTTATTGACATTGCCCCTCACCTTCACACGGTGTTTATTTAAGCCTTCATGCAAGTAGCACGTGCCAGATTCTTCCAGTTAGTCGGGCTGATCTTAACCAGATCCGCAAGCTTGAGAGTCATACGCAGGCTGATTTCACGCAGCTTGTTATGATTGTCCCACATGAAGTAGAGAATCGTATCTTCCTGCTCCTTAGTGAAGCCGTAGTCAACGAACAGACCAGGATCAGCATCACGATGCACTTGACGGATGCGAAGCATCTTGTCACGCTCGGTGTCGATAGTCAGATCCAGAAAGTGACTACGGGATTGCAGAGCATCCAAGTGCGGCTGAATCTTAGTAGCCCGCTTGTTGTCGAAGGTCTTGTTGGTGATGAAGATGATCGTACCGTGAAAGTCGAAAGTGTTCGGAACACCTTCTTCACGCAGGAGTCGAGAATCCTTGTTGTAAGAAATACGACGGGTCTTACCAGAATCGAGAGCACCCTTGAGGATGTTGATAGCATCCTGATCTTCCCAAACGTCACAGTCATCGAAGACCAGTACATTCTTGTGATCGGAGTACTTGTACAGCAGGGCAAACAAGCCGATAGCCGAAATCGTACCCTTGACAATCTCAAAACGGACCTTGCGACCCGCGATCTTGTCGAACATGCTAGCCTTTTCCATTTGCGTAGTAACGCCGAACGACTTACCAACGCCCGGAGGGCCAGTCACGATCATAGCACGGATATCACCTGCGATACATGCCTTGGACATTTCATCGAGGATGCTGAAACGCTCCTTGATGCGATCCATAGCCTGCTCATCAGTCTCCGTCACGACGGGAGCGACGGGCTCGGACACTTGAGCGACAACAGGAGAACCATTCAGAAACTGAATGTCGGACATACCATCGACCTTAACCTTGACTACATCAATGTCGATATTGAATTGGCCCTCATTCTTGACGGTCACGTAGTTGCCTTTCTTGCCAGTTTGAAAACCCTTGACAAGCGTAAAGACCTCGTTCTTGACGGGTTGATTGCGATACGTGCCAGAGAGAATGCGAATCGTAGACATTGAATTTGCTCCGTTGTTTAACTGTCTAAGACTATATTATATAGCCTTATCCATTTATTGTCAAATTTTAAATCTGGCCCGAACCTGATCTTCTTCGGTTTGAATTTCAGCTAGGGCCGATTTGAGGGTTTTCCCAGTAGTCCCTACGTACTGGACTCCGTCCTTCCAGTGGGCGAATCTACTGACCCCTTCACGAAGTCCCGAGTAATAAGCCATTGATTGACTAAGTTGCAGGAACTGATCCTGCTCAGGAGTGAAACTTTGAACCATATCAAGCAGCCTTAGTGAGGTACTCGGAAACGTCCTTACCATTGACAACATCCCCGTTGGTCATAGTATAAACCACCGAGTAATCGGTACGCTCACCCTTAGGGAGCATGACATACTTCTCGGTCTTGCTAGCGACCTCACGGCGCATATAGCCATACTCACCGTTGTCAACAGTGCGACGGGCGACCCAACGACCCTGTTCATACGACAGGTTGAACGGAGTGTCCCAGGGCTCACCAACGACCGCATCGTCGTCAAGAATAGCCCAATCGGCAACGTACTCCTCGAAGCCCTCATTACGGACCTCAATCAGAGACTTGAGGGTAGGGATACCACCCTCCTTGACCTTCAGGACCTGTGCAACCGACAGGTTCGGGACAACGTAAACGTCGCCACCCTTGCACTTCCAATATTGGGGGCAAGCGCCCTTGCCGTCCCAATCATGGGCACCGTAGTTTTCGCGGATTTGAGTGCTGATGACGATCTTCATATCTTGTTCCGTTGTCTGACTGTCTAAGACTCTATTATATGCCCAAACCGATTTATTGTCAAGCCTCAGGAATTGACCGTGTTATACGGGTCAAAATCTTCTGGTGAGAAATTTAGAGCCTCTACCTCAGCATACACCCAAACGATGGGAATTTCCATCACTTTGGCAATGATCCTAGGGTCCTCGCCATCTGCAAGACGGTCCTGAATTTCCAGAGAAATATCACTCATCCTAGACATTTTTTGTCAACCTTTACAGTTTAGCAATCAATTGATTGTGAAGCATATCCATTTCGGATTGTTCCACATAGAAATCGGTAGTAGGATCGTAGTAAGATCCTTCCTTGAGATCGTAGTACAGGACACGACCCGAGAAGTTGAACGGACCCTCGAGTCCTTTACGAGGACCGTACTTTTGACGCATTTGATCCATTTGGAAACTGTCTGCAACAACACGATAGCCCATAAAGAACTCCTTCTGACTGAACAAGACTATATTATATAGCCTTGCCCATTTATTGTCAACCTTAGTGCAGGTCGATTTGAACTTGACGGAAACCCCGAGCATCTACTACAAGACCAGTTGGGACGGGTTCACCTCGCATTTCAGCTAGCCGGCGATCCATAGCCAGTTTGCTCAGTGCAGTCCAAACTGCTACCCGAGCATCGCGGGTAGCAAAAAGATCACTCATTTGCTGAACGGTGATTGTCATACCCACTTCCTCACCGCTAGTTGCCATGAGGATAAAACGGAACTTTTGAGAATTTTTGAAACCTTCAACAATGGTCTTGGTACGCATTTGCGACTCCGTTAATCAATCAATACACGTATTATATACCCAGACCGATTTATTGTCAAGCCTGGGCATTTAGCCGTTCACGGGCACTAGATGCGAAAGCACTGATGTTTCCGCACTTATCTTCCCAACGAAGCAGGTTTCGGGCAGTGTGGCCGATATCAAGCTTGCTGTTGCACACAGCCTCTTGATTCAGGACACCATCTAGAAAAACACGGACATGATAACGACCATTAATGTTGCGAACGGTCACCTCATGTTGGCATTCCCCGACGATGCAACGCTGGATGCGAACAAGTTGTGTATAGCGTTCCATTTTGCATCTCCGTTAACTTATCGAATAAGCCTATTGTATATCCAAAAGTATTTATTGTCAACCTTATGCCACGTGGTAGTTTTTAAGTTGATAGTAGAACAGACCATCACGTACATGCGGGAGTAGGTCAGTACGAAAATGTATCCTCTGTTTTGAGAACTCACGATCCCACAGTGACTTAAGTGGATTATCGTGATTGATAGAAATACAGTACGCTTTTTCTGATTCTGACCTCATCCAATATTCAAAAATCTTAAGCCTTCTACTTTCTTTCTTTAGTACGGCAACAGGATATAATTCAACGGACTCTCCCCTACACCCAGAATCTAAAAACTCACGCATGTTATAGGCTGTAGTAGGTGCCATATGTCGCTTAACATTTTCAAATAAAACATCGAACTCATGGAATTCAGGCAAGCGATAAATCATGGGCACTACTTTTTCAGTGAATTTTTTACAATCACCGTGTAAATAATCTTTTAGGTCTTGTCTAAAAGAACTCAATCGAACCTCTAACAAGGTAAGCATCATAATTTTTTTACTATAGTAATCACGTATAACATTTGCCTTGTCTCTATCCTCTTGAGTAATAAAGCCGAACAAATCATTGCTCAGTAATGTTGTAATCGTAGGATATGGTTTAGAACCGGTTGCTTCTTTGTTCTCCTTACGTATCCTATGCCAAGCAACACTCATAGCTAACAAATCTTCAGGAGTTTCGATAACCTCATATTTTTTAATTCTAGAAGAATTAGTAAAGATTGAATCTTCCAACAGAGATTTTACATTCCACGGAGCCATACCGGAAGCACCAGTAACAGTTCCCAATGTAAGTGTTCCTAAATTTAAACCGGCTGTATTACTTCCTGAAGTTATATTCACAATTTTTCCCATATATTATCCTATAGTAATGTCTTCCATGCCTGCTGTGCGTAATCTAACAATATGACCCATCTGCCATTGCTTGGCTTCAAGCCCCTTCATTATACCCAACCAACGGTTTCTTAATAAGGCTACTTCATTAATAATGGTTTCAAAATCAATGACTTCATCTTCTCCGTCAACATATTTTTCAGCATCACGGCTAGTCAATGCTCTATTATACGCTTCTAAATATTTTTGAAAATGTTTTCGGCGAATTTTCCGTAATTGTATATTGAGGTAGTTAAGTACAGCCTCTATCTCTTGTAGTTGATTAAAACGGTGTTCTGTTACACCAGGTAAATTGGCAATGTTCTTTTCAACATTGCCATAAATTTTTACCTCTTTTTTAGCCGAATCTAATTCAGATTCATAGTACGTAATAAAATCTGGTATGATTGCAAGGTTCTGCGTTATTTTGCTATACCAATTCATTTATCACCATTCACCGTCATCGTCCGATTCTTCTTCATAATCTTCATATTCTTCTTCGGCTTCGTGTTCATTAACGTAATCTTTGAGTGCCGTTAGAATTTCTTTCTCACCACGAAACGCCTCTTTAATTTCATCAGCTTCGTAATTGTTTTCAATAAGTAGATTCACTAGTGAATCTGCTGCATCTTTACGTTCGTTGAAATCAATATGGTTACGTAGTGCATCCCACACTTCTGCAACAAAATTCAATGTCATTCTTCATGTTCCTCCTCAGTTGATAGAGTACTTAGCTTAGATGTAGATTTTTTTTGGTAATCTACCATTACTTTGTCTAAGCATCCATCATCATTGGATTCCCAACCCTTACGAAAGAACTTCAACACTTCGCCCTCATCTGTTGTGTATGACAAGCGATTACCTTCTTTAGTAAGCATGCCGGCACCTTCAAACAAATCAAGTAAACCACTATACGGGTTCATACCTGTTTCATAAGGAATTTTAACTTGCACACTTTCAAAGGGCTTTGCATAACGTGTTTTCATTACCTTACAGGCTGAACGAATGCCACGTACATCGCTCACTTTGTTGCCATCTTCATCCTCTTTAAGTTTGAGTTTACGCATAGCAACAACAATACTTGACGCATAGATAAAACCTTGACCACCGCTGATCTTATCATCTGGATCAAACATATCTTGTGAAGCATATGTATGATTAGTTGCAACAAGACCTACATTGTGACTACCGAACATATTAACACAGTTACGCACAAGTGCAGTAAGTGCCTTAGGCTTGCGACCCATGTCGCCTTTCATATCACCTGCTTCGAACTGGTTAACGTCAGTAGGTGTCAACAACATACCCAAGCTATCAATAATGAAAAGAACTTTAGGCTTATCCTCTGCAGGAAGTGCTTTATAACTTTTCATAAACTCGCTAATAGTTTTAGCAACATCATCAATCATTGCCATGTTCAACTTTAATAGCTTATCTTCACTTGTATCAACACCAAGTGCTTTTAGCCAGTCCTCGTCCAACGCATTTTCTGAATCAACGAGTACAACAAAGATTCCTTGCTGTTGTGCGTGTCTGACAAGGTTTCCTGAACAAATGTAACTCTTTCCTGATCCACTCTCTCCGGCAAAGACAGTAACTTTACCAAGAGGTACGCCTTTATTAAAATCACCACTAATGAGGTAATTGAGGGCATAATTTCCTGTACTAACCCAATCAGTTGGGTCATTGAATCCGATACTAAGTCCTTCAATAGACTTGGTAATGTCTTTTCTAAATTTACTAACATCAAAAGGTTTCCCCAATTTATTCTCCTAATTATTTTTGCGGTATATTCATATACATTTTATCAGCAAAAGATATTTTGTCAAGGAACTCTGGACAATTGTCTGCGATACGTTCTAGTTCATAATCACTAGGATAATGCCTTAGTACGCCCCTTGCTCTGTCTCTTACTAATGCAGGAACCCTAGGAGTTCTTCCGGGGTCACATAATTCTTCCAACAATTTTTTACCTTGCTTTAAAGCACGGTATCTTTCATCTGGTAATGTCATGATTTTCTCCTAAGGAGGGAGCCGAAGCTCCCTGTTCCTGTCAAGCAGACTTATTCTGTCTAGCACGAATCATCGCTAGGATATCTTGTGCTTTATCACTTGAGGTATTTTTAGGAACTTGTACAGGCTGAGTAGTTGCTGTAGGTTCGTCATCCCAAGGAGGTGTAGTTTCTGCTACGGGAGTAGCTGCGGGTACGCTGTTCGTGGCAGACGTTGATGTTTCAGCCGCAGCTCCTGCAGGAGCTTCAAGTCCATATGGGCGATAGTATTGACCCCAACGTTCATTGTCATAGGGCTTTCCTTCAACACTTGCCTCGAACATTTCTTTAATGACACGAAGTTCTGCTTCATTAGGCTTCTTAGGCAAGAAGTCAGCCAGATTAAATAATCCATGTGCTTCTAGTGCAGCCTGTTCAGCTTCGGTTAGTGAACTTTCTTTACGTGCCCAATTACTGGTTGAGTAATCAGCATAGCCACCTTTGCTGGTCTTTTTGATGTTAAAGTCAAGACCACGCATATAATCAGTAGGCAGTTCTTCCATTTCAGGATCCATCAAGCTAGACTTGATAATCGCAAAAATCTGTGGGCTGATGATGAACCTGCGAATAGGGTTAGCAGGAGTCTTGTCATCTCCTAGTGGATTTTGACGTACAAAACCTTGGAATAGATAACTACGCTTCTTCCAATACTTGTTAGCCATTTCTTTCAATGTTTCATCCTTATACCAAGGACGAACTTCTGCAAGAATAGGACAAGCGTCACCATACATTTCCACGCAAGGAACTTGTACTTGAATTTGCTTAACGTTAGGATCGCCCTTAACACCATTGAATGGAAGCTTGATGATTTGACGTTCTACCCAAAAGAATGTATTGCTAGAATTAGCATCAGGAAGGAAACGTACGGTAGCTGTTGTACCTTCATCCATATTCCAGTGGGGGTAGATTGCGTTATCAGATGTAGCGCCAGATGCGCCTTTTTGTTGTTTGTTTTCTTGTGCCGCAATACGGGCACGAATTTCTGCTAGTGAGGCCATAATATTTCTCCTTAAGTTGGTCTTTGTTGAGCCTTAATTTAATTCGCTGATTCCCTATGAATCAACTAACATGCACAATATAAGTATAAACTACTTGCGGTGAGCATGTCAATAGTATTTATTCCAGATGTGGGAAACCGCAGATTTTTCTGCGGTTTTTGGGAGAATTACTTTCTTATAATTCTTAGTATAGCATCGAGGTCTTCTTGACCCTCTTTCACATCTTTCTTGTGAGCCTTATCCATTGATTTGTCCAATACCTTTTCAGCATCTTTCTCAGCGTCTTTGGCTTTAACTGGTGTTGCTTTACCTTCCGGGCCTTTGTCATCATCATCACGTGTGCCTTTATAGCCCTCGGAATCCATTTCATTTATTTCTACTGATTCATTAGCTCCTACTAGTTTACCTACAGCACCTTTAGGTCCTACCTTTTCTGTTGGGCCTAGTTGACCCACACGCTTTTGATTGGCATCAAGGTCTTCCGCCACACCTTGTTCATCCAACTTATCATACTTGGCACGAATCTGTGCCATCTTTTCTTTGCTAGCGCCATCACGACCCGCTTTGCGTAGTGCATCCATGCCTGCCTTACCATACTTTTTATTGCCTAGATATGCCTGCAATCCACTTTCTTCTACGTCCTCTTCTTCTAAACCAATACGTTTAGCATGTGCTGCTAATCCTTGGCTGGTTGTACGTGTACCTGCAGGAAGTTTATCTAAGTCTTGTTGTGTTACTTTCCAATCTCCGCCTTGCGCCTTGCGTTGGTAGGCAGGAACATTCATTTTCTTTTTAGCAGCTTCAGCATCATCGATTTCATCTTCATCCAAATCTAAAGCATTTAATCTTGATTTTTCTGTAGCCTTATTGTGTGCTAGTGTTTCAGCTCCAGGGGCTTCTGCGAGACTTTCTGCCCATTCTTCTAATTCTTTAACTTGTTTCATTTCACCCAAATTTTTGCTTAACTTGTTTAGTATAGGCATTACGCTTTCGATTCTTGGATCTAATGTTTCTTGAACAAATAATTCATTCAATGTATTATCATCGCCTTCATTTTCCATCAATGTAGGAGTCCAGCTTTCAAAATATGCAGTATAACCACGATGACCACGCATTTTTCCTAGTGTTTCACGCAGGTCAGTATAATGATTCAATCCTGCTTCCACTAAACGCTGTGCAGATTCATTGAATTGATTTCCACGAACAGCACGAACAAAGCCGGCCATTTTGGTGTATTCTTCGCACAGTGACTTAATATGATTCCAACGCTCGTCATTTGGAACTCCACCTTCTGCTAGATGTCTAGCATATACTTGTGCTATTCCAGGCTTGATTGTGGGTGCTAAGATTCTTTCCCCTTGTGTATTTTCCAAGAAGATTTTAGCTATGTTTCGATAACGCTGTTCACCTTCTTGTATCTGACGGGTGTGCTGCAAAATAATTTTAACTGTAGGAATGTTGTCGTTATAGCTTGCAGCTTTCCCCATTGGATAGTATCCTTCAGCGATTTGTTCTTTCTTTTTCATATATGTCCTTTGTGCCATATCACTATCTAATTTTTCTTTGGGCTCTAAGCTAAAGCTTAACTGGCGAGAGTGCGCCCATTTTTTAAAAAACTTTAATAATCCATACCAACTATCATCATACGGAGCAGAAGCTGATTTTTCACCTGCTTTGTCGGCTATATCTTTATCGTAATATACTATAAGAGTGCGGGCCTTATCTATAGTAGCCCAGGCGTCGTCAATGTCTTTACCGTCTTGTTTAAAGGTAAATCTGAAAACGTCTGCTTCTTCAGGAGGAACAGTTTTTCCAGCTTGACTAACATCACTATCTCTAGAAACAGGGTTATAACCTCTAGTGTCTAGTAGATCGTATAATTCACGGTTGACGGATTCGTTATTTTTTGGCATAATGTATTTATCAACTTATTACGGCAAAGAAGGGTAAGGGTTGTATGTATTCGTCATGGTCTCGGATTTGCTCTTCCAAACTAGTGTGATAATCCGACAATTCTTGTAGCATTCTAACAGTTAATAAGCTGGCCATAACCAAATCATCTGTTTCTCCTATTTTAGCAGCATAACTTCCTGCGTTTGCTACAAACGATTTTAACTCACTAACTAAGCTTTTACTTCGTATTTTTAATTTCTTAGTTTCGACCAAAGTCTTAAACTTAGCACACGCTGTCAATTTTACTTTATGCGTGGTATTGAATCCCTTACGCTTTTTTCCACGCTCACTTAAAAATATTCCGGGAATGTTACTTTCACCGTACTCTGCTAACGAAATCAATGCTGCCTCACCAATAGTATTGTTTTCTATAGAATAATAAATGTTACTAGGTTCGCCTGTACAATCTTCAATATACTTGT